AAACAAACCATGCAAGTTCTGTTGCTTGCACTGTGTGAGACATGTACAACTCAGATAACATGCCTATGAGTGCTCCTTCAATCTCACCACCTACATCAATAACAAAGATTTCCATATTTGTATTGTGAAAGGCTGAAAGTAAAAACTGTTCTGTCTTGTCTTTGTTCCACTTGTGAGACTTTGGAGCCTCTCTTGAGAACTCCTTTGCCAAGATTAGAATGTCAAAGACATCATCTGGCGTTGCTGTTCTTATTTTAGATACCTGAGTTTTTAGCACCAATTACCTCATAGCCTACTAAGTGGAAGTCTTTACCTGTTGTACTCTCGAACCGTAGCTTCATTGAACGGCCTCTGCCTCGAACCTTAGACTTGGTAACCACTGTATTAGTTGGGTAGTGGATAGAGCTAAGATCGTCGGGGTCTACAACTGGTACATCTTTTAGTTTATAGATTTCTCTAGGTGTAGAACCTACCTTGTTTAAGTTCCAGGATACTGACATCTTACAGCTTGAAGGATTGATGAAGTCATAACCTGCACCGTCTGCTACGTAACCTTCCTCAGTTACTCGCATGTAGGTTGTGATGTAAGGAGCATTCTTGAACGTACCCATGCTACCCATAAAGTCATAACTAGCTTCTGCAAAACTACTGTAGTCTGCATCACCCCAGTCAAGGTATGTGTCTCCAGAGAACCTAGCAACAGTCATCTTGCTATTTACACCACTTCTAACAAGCAACTTAATCTCAGTCTCACCCTGAAGAAAGTCTCTGTAGAGAGTAGCAACTACATTGTCAGAACCGTTAACAATAGTGTCTGAACCGTTAATAACCTGTGTCTCTGTAGAGGTAGAACCTAATCCACTGAAGTAAGAAGTACCTACAATGTAATGACCAGCTGCCCCGTCTGCTACTTTCCAAGGGTGGAAGGCTTGAAGGGCTAAGTCTAGTACAAGAATGTTATTGTACTTATAGTCAATACTCTCATCTTTGTTAGGATAGAACCAGTAGATGCGTTGGTTGATTTGGTCGTACTCAACAAAAGCCTGGGCCTTCTTCTCGTTAGGGATTTCATTCCAGAGAGTTTGAATTGTAGAAAGGGATAGGTTGTTAGCAGTAGGTGTGTTTAAACCTTCACCAGCTTGAATTGCGTAGATGCCTGTCTTGGCCCACCAGATAGGTACGCCTCCACCAACTGTAAAAGTGTTCTCGTTAACAATACCTACATCAGAAATCTGAGTAATAGAAAACTCTGTAGCACGAAACACGTTGTCTACACCAGCAACAGACCATACACCGTTCTCAGCAAACACGATAAGGGATGCACCTAGTACGTACAACTTACGAATGTTGTGAGCATCTGGGATACTTACTACACCACCGTCAGTGTCCAACAAGTCAGCAATGATTTCAGATGTGGGATCGTTAACCTGATAGCAGTTACCAATGTCACGAATGTTTTCAGTCAACCTAGAGAAGTAAACCTTGCCACCGTTCTTAGCTGAGTCAATACCAGCATAGAAGATACGTCCAGCATAGGCTGCAACACTACGAAATCTACCTGTCTCTACTTCAGTAGGAATACTATTTGTACGAACCTTGTTAAAGACATCTAGCACATAGTGACCGTGGGAAGCTAGTGATGAACCAGTGTAGATTTCTTGCCAGTCTGCTTTATTAAAAGCACCAGCTGCCGTCTTACCTGAGTACCAAGCATGTGTCAGGGGTGGGTAAAGAGTAGGTGCTCCATAAGTTGTTAGAGCAGCTGCACCCTTAGTGCCAATCCAGCCAACATTCTCTGTATCATACTTTCTTTGATTAGAAGGAGAAGTTTTATCTTCAAAGTACTCATCTGTTACTTCAGCAACAGAACCCTGCCACTCAAAGTCTCTCTCCTTAAAAGCAATAGTTGTAGCTGTAACTTTAGGAGAAGCTGCTGCATCATACTCAAGGTAGATTGTGTTAATAGCTGGAGAGGCAACAACGAGAACACCATTCAAGGATGTAACCTGAATACGTTCTTCAGAAGGGGAAAGGTTGTTGCTTGCTGAGTAGGTCGAAAGGTCTACAGAAGCACTGCTTACTAATTGGGCAGAAAGAGGGTCTAAAGCCTTCTCATAGAAAGTAAGGTCTTTACCGTTCTGTACTACAAGAAATTCTAGGTTAGTAAGTCCTGCAACATTGAACCAAGTAGATGTCTGAAACACAGCACCTTCAGGAATGACTGCACCACTTGTAACTGCACCTGTCTCTAAAGAAACAGCCTTACGTCTACGTCTTGTGCCATCCCGTTCAAGAGCACAGTTAAGCTCATCAACAGATGCGTTCTCAGGGAACGTAAGTTCAGAGGCCTCAGTGATGAGACCCTTGACAAAGGTATTAACCGTTCTCTGAATTAAGCTCTGAGGCATCTAGTTTTTCCTTATCGGCCTTACGAGCCTTAGACCTGTCATTAACTGCTTTACGAGGTGTAGTTTTCTTTAGGGCTAGGTGGGTAGTTACAGCCTTTAAGGCTCCGTCCATTCCTGTCCAACTTCCACTCAACTCACTAGGAACTTGTGCTCCATTTTCGTATTTAACTGAGTAGAACTTAAAACCATCCTGAGGTTTGTAAACAACTAAAGCCTTCTCTGTTTTATCACTGTGGACTTTAACTTCTTGACCATCTTCACTTTTGATTAACTTAATGTCTACCATAGTTATTCTTTGGCCTTCCTACGTTCAGTCTGTGTAAATCATTCTGTACGTACACTTTCTGCCGTCTAGCTGTCTGTTCAATCTTAGGATCAGAACCAGTCTTAAACAAGGACATGGCTGTAGACTTTGCTTCAGCTAACAGGTAAGGGAACATTACATCATCTAAGTCTGGGGTGAAGCTATCTGTAAAGGCGTCAAACGTTGGGTACTTAATCCCGTAAGCTCTCGTCTTAGCGGATGTAAGGGTTGCGTCTACAGTAGCCATGTAGGAATCAAGAACCACGTTCTCATCATCAAAGGATGTGTAGTAGCTAGGCATAACGTCATTGCGAATAAGCAAGATACTGTCTGCCTGTACGTCATCAACCTGCAAGATGTTAGAAGCTAGGCTATCTCGACCATCTGACAAAGCAAAGAACTCATCTGGCTCTAGGTAGATAAGACGTTGGTAGTCTACTCCGCCAACAACCTTAGTTACGTTGTAGTCCAGAAACTCAATGTTCTTTACACGAGAAGGAAAGGAGAAGTGAGTAGGTCTAACGGAACTAGAAAAGGATGTAAGCTTAATTATCTGGGAGTGTTCAGGAATGTCACGAGTAGCAATCATTGCGAAGTAAGTATTCTCTACTACTGAAGCAATCTGTCCAGCCTCGTTAGAATCTGAAATACTGTTAATCTCCTCCGAATCCATGTCGGACAAGATATTCTGGACCATTTGAAGGAGAGTCATTTTCATGTTATGCACTCATTCCAATAATAGAAAGCTGAAGGTTGGCATAGATAACTGGGGTATTGTCTGCACTAGCCTTAGACTTAATCTCAATGTAGTCATTTTCTACAAGAGTAGTCATGGCTTGAACTGTCATAGAACCCCACTCGTCGTTAGTACCTAGAGTACGGATAGTACGGGAACCAGCAATCTCTGTACCGTTCTTAAACAAAACCCACTCTACGTTTTTATCTGCACCACTCTCTTTACCAGCCGATATGACAAAGCTGATGAAACCGTGAACAGTCTCAGTGTTGTCGTAGGTTACACGGAGGTTTGGTGAAGTACTTACAGTAAAACCTTTTACGTGTGTTTGGTCAGGAGTAAAGGATACAAACTTCTCAGTTGTATCCGTATCAAGAGTGTAAGCATATGAAGGGCTAGTGATATTAAAGTCAGTAGCTACGGAAGCATGTGAGTGGATACGTTGCCATACCCCACTACCAGAACCATTAGCTACATACGTTTCACCACTGTTAGCTGTAGAAGTACCCTTAGGTTCGTGTAAGGCGTTACCAGTAAGAGCAGAGTGTTCGACGTTAGCCATTGTAATTGGTCCTTATCGGGGGAGACTTGTTAAGACTATTATACACACAAGTAAAATAGTTGTCAAGTTAAAAGTGGTAACAGGAGGAGATTTCTCCCCTCCCGTTGTATTTTAGTTTAAGCCATTGGCTTTGTAAGAACAGAAACCATGTTCTCTGGACGGTACAGTTTCATACCATAACGTGCAGTAGTTACAAACTCTGTACGCTGGTAGTCTTTGTTGTACTCTGTGTCCACGTTTGGCATCTGACGCCATGCACCAACAAAAGGCGACACAGCCTGGTCAGCTGAGAAGAACAAGTTGTTGATTGCGTTAGCTGGAGCAGCCACACCACTGATAGTTTCGGAAGCTTTTGTTGCAAGG